TCAAAATCTTTAATCATTGGTTGTTCGACTTTATTTTTTGAACGACAGGAGACAAAAAATAAAGAAAATAATAAAGGAGAGCCACCGAGCGATACTCTACAAGGAGCTGCAATATTGACTGTATTCTTTATGGAGTTATTTTTAATTATCTTTTACATAGTGTTAGGAAACAAAATTGGAACAACTGAGTTTATTGTAATGTCTGCATTACAGATATTCACTTGTTTATGGTCATTAGGTGTAAACCTATCAGAAGCAAAAACAGCTTTTAGTTATAATATTGAGGATTTTAAGTTCCACAGATTTCAATTGCTTTTTAATGCAGTGTTAGATTATATCTATTATCCGTGGGCGATTTACATGTTATTGAAGTAACAGGAATCCATTTTTCTTTTGGACACAATATGTGGTGGTGGAATATGTAGACACTAATGACAGATAGATTTCCCTATCGGTTCGATTCCGAGGATACATTAAACAGTGAAATAGCCGACTGTATCGCGTCTGATTTGGTAGAAGAGAGTGGGGAATCATGTAGGGTGAAAATCCCTACCCATATATTATTAAACAATAGAATGACAGATTCTTTGGAAGATGAAAGGAGAATATACTAATGAAAAATATCGCAATGACAATTGCTTATGCGTCTGCATGGATTGCAACCGCAATAGCTGTAATTTTTGCAATTAAATATACAGGATCTATTTGGTGTCTCTGGGCGTTATTGTTTCCTGCTTGCATTGAAGCTAGTGTTGATATTAGCACGAGTGATAAAGGTGATAACAGCGAAGAAGAATAAGCTATTATTCATGTGGAGAATCGAGGTGAAAAATATCATGAAAAGGTTTTATATAGTATTGCAATGATGTTTATATTTGTGTTTTCTTTAACTGGCTGTGCAAAATGCATTAGTGCTGAAACATCTACAGTTCAAGTAAAAATAATAGATGAATATCATAGGGCTGCTTATACAACAATGTATTATAATCCTGCGACTAAAACGATGATGCCACAATCGCATCCAGCAGTTTATAGCATTACTGTTAAATATAACGGTGTAGAATATGATATTTCTGGTAGTAATACATATAACAAATATTCAGACAAAATTGGAGAATATGTTGATGGAATATTAGAAACCAAGAAATATGACGATGGTACTGTTAGATACAATATTGTTGACTTAGAATAAATCAACAGGAAACTAAACTTTCATTAGAATTAAGAAATAGGAGGATTAAGATTTGAAATTTGATAATACAGAGGTATGGGGATTTGAACACGCATTTAGGGGTTTAAGAAATCCAAAAAATTCTTGGAATAGAAGTGATAGTAAATTTAATGATTATTATGACGAAGAACGAGCAGATGTTGATTTTGATGAATTATTAAAAGTATATCCTAATGCATATATACATCATTGTAACATTAATGGATATTATGCAGATATTATTGGTGAAGCGGATTTGAAACTTGCTCAAACTCTTATTAAAGCAGGAAATGAGCATAGAAAGTTTATGCGACAGATTTTTGTATCGGTTGATATTACAGCACCTCTTTATTGGTGGAAAGAATTTGATACTTATAAAGTAGGAACAGTTGCGAACTCAACAAGTACAATGCACAAGCTCGCTACAACACCAATTACATTGGATTGTTTTGAAATTGATGATTATGACAGGAATTTATCTCTTGCTGATAATCCAAAGGATGATGACGGGTTAGATAATATTTCAACATTTGAAGAGGATATTATTTATGTATTAGAAAATATTCGTCAGAAATACCTTGAGACAAAAGATAAGAGATATTGGAAAGAGCTTATACGTTGGCTACCTGAATCATGGTTACAGAAGCGTACAGTTACAATGACTTATGAGAATTTGCTCGCTATGTGTAGCAAGGGACAACGTAGATTTCATAAGTTAAATGAATGGAGTGGTCAAGATAATTCCAATGTGCCTAATTTTATTTCATGGGCTAGAGTATTACCTTATGCACAAGAGTTAATTTTTTTGATGAATTAGAAACTAAATAAATGTTCATTTCGTAGGAGGTAATATTATGCAGTATATATTAAACGAAGATGAATATAACGAGTACAAAATACTTAAATATAAAAATACGCCAATGAAGAAAGTTCAAGTTGGAAATTATTTAAAATGTCCTGTTTGCAGATATATAGTTGATAATAATGTTCCGACACAGAAATATTGTGATAATTGTGGACAAAGACTAAGAGGATCAAGAGGGATTACAAGGATA